AAAAAGGAGGGGTTGAGGCTGATGTCGACCCTTGGGAGACATACCATAATACAAAAAGAGAAAAGATAGACAAAAAGAAATTCAGTGAGACTAAGGTAGGAAAAAAGGTAACTGGTCTTTTTAAAAAATATGAAGAAAAGAAAAAGAAGAGAAAAGAAAGCAAAACTCCATTTTCTGACGCAGTTGAAGATAAGGAATTGTTAAAAGTAAAACCTGGTACAGCGCCCAAGGTTGATGATGATTATGATTATGATAAGTCATTTATGGGGCTCGAGGGCTTGCTCGATGATTTGAAAAAGAAAAGAAGAGGTGCAAAGTAAGCTATTAGATCTTCTAGGTGGAGGATTAATTAAAGAACTTGGTAACGTAGTTGATAACCTAGTAACTTCGAAAGGAGAAAAAGAACAACTAAAACAAAGTATGCAAGCTATCCTTGAAAAAGCAGATAGTGAAGCTCAAAAACAAGTTACATCACGTTGGACTGGGGATATGAAATCAGATTCATTTCTTTCAAAAAACATTAGACCAATGGTGATAATATTTTTAACAGTAATATTTGTTATTATGGCTTTCTTTGACGGTAACGTTGGAGGATTCACAATGGCAAAAGAATATATCCCAATATTCCAGACATTATTAGTAACATGTTATGGAGCGTATTTCGTTGGACGTACGTGGGAAAAAGGAAAGTCCAAATAATCTAATCAAATAAAATTTAATATTATGGCAAAGAAAATTGCTCAAGAAGAATTAACAACATTACAAGCACTAGTTAAAGGAATCAACACATTGCAAATGCAAGTTGGAGGGTTAGAATCTCAAAAACATGAAGCATTACATATGATTGCTATCCAAAAAGGTAAACTAGACGAATTACAAACTGCTCTTAAAGAAAAACACGGTGACGTCCAAATAGATATTCAAGACGGAACTATTTCTGATGCAGCTGATTCGTAAGATAAGTATTGGACAAGGATATAAAGATGGAGCAATGCATTATGCTGTTGGTCAGGAAGTATACGGAGGACATACGATAGCTAACATTATAGAAGAAGAAGATAAGTACTCTATCTATATTGTGAAAAACGATGAAATGATACCCTGGAAAGATTTTAACAAAAATATGGGTATTGCAATAGAATATGACTTAACATATTGAGAAGTGTATTCGAATTTATCGTTCAGCCAAAAGAAGGTAGAAATACTAATATAATTGAAGTCGATAACCAAGAGCTTATTTTAAATACAGAACTTGGAAATCATAATTACGTATCTCGAATTGGTGTAGTTAAGTCTATACCATTCGGGAATCCTTCAAATATAGAAGTTGGTGACGAAGTAATAGTACATCACAACGTTTTTAGGCGTTTTAGAGACATTAGGGGGGCTGAAAAGAATTCCAAGTCATATTATAAGGAAGATATGTTTTTTGTCGCTACAGATCAAATATTTGCATACAAAAGAGAAGATAAATGGAAACCTATAAAGGGTTTTAACTTCGTTCAGCCAATAGAATATGATGACATGTTCTCTATGGATAATGAAGAACCTCTTAAAGGAATCTTAGTGTATAAAGATGATTCACTTAAATCAGTTAAAGAAAACGATCTTATCGGATTCGAACCTGGTTGCGAATATGAATTCATAATCAACGGGCAGCGTTTATACCGAGTACCCACCAATTCAATTACAATCAAATATGAATATCAAGGACACGAAACTAAGTATAATAGCCGCTGGGCATCAAGCAGTAACTGAATTAATAAAAGTTGCTAAAGAATCTATAATTACAGGTGATGAAGATGATTTGTCAGCAGATAGATTAAAGAACGCGGCAGCAACTAAAAAACTAGCTATATTTGACGCATTTGAAATTCTTAATAGAATACAAGATGAAGAAGATAAGTTATTAGAGAAACCTAAAGAAGAAAAAGTTGAAAAGACTTTTGGAGGTTTTGCAGAGGGGAGGAGTCGTAAATAATGTACGAACAAACACTATTTAAAATAGTCAATCCTGTTAAAGACAAAATCATCTCTAGGATGAATAAGTCTAAGAAATGGAAATACGGATACAATAAGGAACATGATATAGTGGTTATAAGCCACACTGGAATGATTGGTGATATATATGAGATACAAGATCTACATATAGCATTACCTAAAGTTCCTTCAAAAGTTCATAAGTTTGAATCAGATCACTGGGAGGTTACAGAGTATCCAAAAGAATTAAAGAAAATCAAAACAGTATTTGATTGGAGAGAATATCCAGATGAATTTAAAGAAAACTACTATGAATATATTGATCAAGAATTTAAAAGAAGAGAGCAAGGTTTTTGGTATGTCAATAAAGGCATTCCTACTTATATTAGTGGCAATCACTATATGTACTTGCAGTGGTCCAAGATTGATGTTGGGCAACCAGACTTTCGAGAGGCAAATAGATTATTCTTTTTATTCTGGGCCGCAGTATCTGCCGATAGTAGGTGTTACGGTATGTGCTATCTCAAGAATAGACGTTCAGGCTTTTCATTTATGGCATCCGGAGTTACAGTGGACATGGCGACCATATCAACCGACGCACGTTTTGGGGTATTGTCCAAATCTGGTTCCGATGCTAAGAAGATGTTCACCGATAAGATTGTACCCATATCAATTAATTACCCATTCTTTTTCTCACCGATTCAAGACGGAATGGACAGACCAAAGACCGAGATTGCCTATCGTGTACCCGCTTCAAAGCTTACACGAAGAAGTATTATCAAAACCACTAGCGAAGCCGGTGAAGAACTCGAGGGTTTGGACACCACGATCGACTGGAAGAATACCGGCGATAACGCCTACGATGGGGAGAAACTCAAACTCCTCGTCCACGATGAGAGTGGGAAATGGGAACGCCCGAACAACATCCTCAACAATTGGAGAGTTACGAAAACCACCCTTAGATTAGGTAGTAGAGTTATAGGTAAATGTTTAATGGGTTCAACAAGTAACGCATTAGATAAAGGAGGTGCAAACTTCAAAAAACTATATGACGATAGTAACGTTAAAAAAAGAAATGCAAATGGACAAACTCGCTCAGGATTATATTCTTTGTTCATTCCTATGGAATGGAATTACGAAGGATTCATTGATTCTTACGGCTTTCCTGTCTTCGATACCCCACAATCAGATTGCGTCGGCCCATTTGGAGACACTATTGACCAGGGAATCATCGAGCACTGGAATAACGAGGTAGAGGGATTAAAAGGAGATCAAGATGCATTAAATGAATTTTACAGACAATTTCCAAGAACAACTGATCATGCATTCAGAGATGAATCACAAAACAGTTTGTTTAACTTGGCAAAAATATACGAACAAATAGATTATAATAGTGATCTTAATAACGCTGCAGTAGTTACTACAGGGTCGTTTCAATGGGAGAATGGAGTTAAGGATACAAAAGTTATCTTTACGCCAAACCCTCAAGGAAGATTTAAGGTTTCATGGGTTCCACCGAGAGCTCTTCAAAATAAACAGATTACCAAGAATGGTATGAAGTATCCAGGAAATGAACATGTCGGAGCTTTTGGTTGCGATAGTTATGATATCTCGGGTACTACCGACGGAAAAGGATCTAAAGGAGCATTACACGGACTCACAAAGTGGAGTATGGAAGACGCACCTCCAAGTACATTCTTTCTAGAATATATTGCAAGACCTGCAACAGCTGAGATGTTTTTCGAGGATGTGTTAATGGCTACAGTATTTTACGGGATGCCAATTTTATGTGAGAATAATAAGCCTAGATTACTTTACTACTTTAAACGTAGGGGTTATAGAGGTTATTCAATGACAAGACCAGATAAGTTATGGAACAAGCTATCGTTGACGGAAAAAGAAATTGGAGGTATTCCAAATTCAAGTGAGGATATAAAACAAGCTCACGCCGCAGCAATTGAAACATATATTAATAGTTATGTAGGTTTGAAAAGTGACGGGTGTTATGGAGATATGTATTTCCAGAGTACCCTTAATGAATGGTCTAGATTTGATATAAACAATAGAACGAAGTTTGATGCAGCTATATCCAGTGGGTTGGCAATAATGGCATGTAATAAAGATTTATACAGACCAGTAGCAGAAAGACAAAAATCAACTTTGAATATTAGTATCGCTAAGTATAAAAATAGCGGACTGAGTTCAACAATAATAAAATAGAATATGGCTGAGTCAGTTATAAAAAGTTTTTTTCCATCCCAGGTCGCGAGTGATCAAGAGAAAGTATCTGAAGAATATGGATTAAAGGTCGGTAGAGCAATTGAACGAGAATGGTTTAGCAGCGGTAGCGGTCAAGATCGTTATTCCACTTATAAGAATGATTTTCATAGATTAAGATTATATGCAAGAGGAGAACAGTCTATACAAAAGTATAAAGATGAATTATCTATAAATGGTGATTTATCTTATCTTAATTTAGATTGGAAGCCTGTACCTATAATACCTAAGTTTGTGGATATTGTTGTAAACGGTATTTCTGAAAGATCATTTGACATCAAATGTTATTCACAAGATCCGTATGGGGTTTCAAAAAGAACTCAGTATATGGAATCTATTATTAGAGACATGCAATCCAAAGAGATTGGTATGTTTGTTAAGGAAAGTTTTGGAATAGATATATTTGAAAACAAACCTGAAGAACTGCCTGACAGTAAAGAAGAGCTAGAAATTCACATGCAAATGTCCTACAAACAACAAGTAGAGCTAGCAGAAGAACAAGCTCTTAATACTTTGATGGATGGAAACAATTATGGCTTAACAAAGAAAAGATTCTATTACGATATAACAGTTATAGGAATTGGGTGTGTTAAGAATAACTTTAGTACATCGGAAGGTGTAACAGTTGACTACGTGGATCCTGCTAATTTAGTATGGAGTTACACGGACAACCCTTACTTTGATGATATCTATTATGTAGGTGAAGTTAAAGAAGTACCAGTAAACGAATTAAAGAAACAATTTCCAGAACTAACGGATCAAGATCTGAAACTGAATACAGGCGGAAGAGGTAGATCAGAAACAGGAGATACAAATACAAGACAACTTTTATACTTTAACTATAAAACTTATATGAACGAAGTTTATAAAGTAAAAGAAACCGGTACTGGAGCTGATAAAATTATACCTAAAGATGATTCGTTTAATCCACCAGAAGATATGGAAGGTGGTTATAGCAAGATGCTAAGATCTATAGAGTGTCTTTATGATGGCGCTATGATTCTAGGAACTGATAAGTTACTTAAAT